ATCACGTTTAGTGGAGCAGGTTCTCACCTTAAAGCAGTTAGGGCTGGTGACGTCGGATATTTCTTATCGACTGCCAACATTAATGCTTTAACGTTCTATGGACATATGACTACCAATCAGCCCGTACAGTTCCGCGCTATTGCAGATGCGGACTCAAGCGGTGGAAACGTGACGGTTCAGATCATCACCAATACTCATACTGAAGGACAAGGATTCTGTTCAGTTGCAGGTAATGCTCTACAGAACATAAGCGGTCCAATTTTGGCTGGTATGCAGGCTAAATTTATCCCATCGCATCGTTGTGGCCTACGTGTTTGCGGCAAAGCATTCTACGTAGCTATCCCAAGATTAGATGATGAGCGCCCATATGATACGTCTGTTGATACTGATGATGAAACAAAAGTATCTTTGCGTATGTATTACGGTGCTGTGTTTGGTCAAAACCAAAAATGGTTAGTTAACGACGTGATTTGGGGTGCTTTATTGTTATCCCGTTATTCACAACGTATTTGCTTACCATTAGCAGGAAACGTTGCATCTAGTTAAATAAACATATAACCGCATCAATTATGGTGCGGTTAACTTTATGAGGGAATAATCATGTCTTTTAGTTCAATTAACAAACCAATACCTGGATCGAGAAATCCTGTTTCATACGTAAGTGGTCTTACTGCCGATTGGTTAAGTAATACCACGCTAACTTTAAATGTGGGTGCTTGCTCAGATTCGCTTAATTATATTGATATGGTGGTTGATACAGCCATTACTATTAATGCCGCTGCGGTCGGTGTTAATGGTATAGATACTGGAGCTTTAGCTGTCAGCACATTTTATTATGTCTTTGTAATTGGTGATTCAAGTGGATTTAACTCACCAGCCGCTTTACTTTCTACATCTGCTACAGCTCCAATCATGCCTTATGGGTATGACAGCTGGAGAATGGTGGATATCAAAGTTACGGATGGTTCTAGCCATTTCCTATTGTCTTATACAAACGGAAAATATGGAAATAGAGAGTTTATCTACGATGCCCCTTTAACTACTGGATCATCTGCTTTAACTACTAGTTATGTGGCATTGCCATTAACTGCTTGCGTAGCTCCTATCGGTACTCCAAGCGTTAAATTTGTAGCTACTTTCACTCCTAATTCTGCCGGTAATATTGCTTATGTGCAACCAACTGGTAGTACGGGAAATGAAACTAAATTAAGTGGCGTGGTAGCTGCTGTGGCTCAGATTGCTGATTTGGAATGTACTGCGTTTGTAGTTACTGGTGCGGCGAGTGTTAGCCTTAAAGCTACTGCAGCCACAGATACTTTGGTGCTTTTAGTGAAATCATTCACTTACAACGTTTAGTATGAGGTGATTATATGTCTTTATCTTCAAAAGCAATTAATATTCCGATAGCAATGTCCCGTAATCCTGTCTCTTATATAAACGGATTAACTGCTAGTTTTGCAACTGTAACCACGTTAACTTTAAATGTCGGATCATGCTCTGATTCATTAAACATTATAGACATGGTTGTCCCAGCTGCTATTACTATCAACGGGGCTGCTCAAGGAGTAAATGGAATAGATGCAGCCGCTGCTTTGACGGCTTCATCAATCTACTATGTATTCGTAATTGGCGACTCTAGTGGTTTTAATGAAACTGCTGGTTTAATTTCTTTATCTCCCACAGCTCCTAAGCTTCCTAGAGGATACGATTGCTTTAGGATGGTAGATATAAAAGCAACAAACTCAGTTCCTAACTTCATTTTGTCTTATACAAACGGACAGTATGGAGATAGAGAATTTATTTATGATGCTCCAATTATTGTATTAACTGGTGGTGCAGATGCTTCATTTACTGCTGTTAGTTTGGCAAATGTTGTTGCTCCAATTGGCACGCCCATGGTGCATTTTATTGCGAGCGTTACTCCTGTTGCTAGTACCGGTGCTGGTGATTCTATTACTTTAAGACCGACTGGATCTGCAAGCTCTGGCTTTGCGATACTAAACGGTGGAATTGTATCTAAAGCACAAGTAGCTGACTTAGAGTGCATAGCATTTTTAGACAGCGGAAGTCAAAGCGTTGACTATGCGTTAACCGATAGCGGTGATGCAGGATCGCTTTGGGTGAAATCGTTTACTTATAACGTATAAGTTTTAAGTAGTTACGACATATATCAGGGATGAAATATGGCATATTCAGTTAATAAATTGATTACCAACGCCTTCTATTTATCTAAAGTCAGATCAAAAGACTTTCAGACAGTAGGAGGCGATGATATAGCGGTGGGATTAGACTTATTGAATGAAATATTGTCTGAAACCTCTATCAATACAAAGATGATTCCTTATTATAAGCAGTATACTACTGCTGCTGTAATAGGACAGGAACTATATTTTATCCCATATCTTGTCGAGCCTTTTTCACTCACATTCAACGATACTACTGTACGATATGCCACCACTCAACTAAGTAGACGCGAATATCATTCCACAACTCGTATTGATGGAGTCATAGCACTGCCTTTTAATGTTTCTTTTGAAAGAACCGTAGGCGGATGCAACATGTATGTGCAATTTCTACCTGCCGATACATATCCTTTTAAAATATGGGGTAAGTTTGCTCTATCTGCATTAACCACAGGGGATTTGCCAGACGATTTATTGACCACATATGATCTATTTTATATACGATATCTAAGATATTTGCTTGCTCAGGAAATATGTAATTATTATGGAGTGCCCTTTAATTTAGAGTTAAAAGCAGTTTCAGATCGAATAGCAGCAAATCTAAATGATATGAATCCTATAGATTTAACCACTCGCAAACTTGATCTGTATGATGATAAGAATTCTATAAATTGGGCACAAGTTAATTTAGGTAAAGGCTTTACTACGAGTGATTAATAATGCCGCAATTGCCGTTACAATTAGTTTGCTCAAATAAGTTTGGAAGATATCCAAAAATATCTCGTGAGCAAGTCTTTAACATGTTTCAAAGCGACGATTGGATGATTAATTACGCGGGTTATGAAGCTATATATACAGAAATACTTTCTGGTACTGGCAGAGGAATATTTTATAGTTCGCGTTCTGGTAAAGGATTTTTTGTAATAGGACAAAATATCTATAGTGTTGTATTTCAGGGGTCTACCCCTATCGTTAATTATGTTGATAGCTTATCCACATCAGAAGGTGATGTATTTATAGACGAGAACTTATTATCTCAAATTATATTTTGTGATAAGCAAAATCTTTATGTTTATGATTATTCTACAAGTGCCTTTTCAATGCTGCCAATAGATTTTAGCGCTGGTTATGTAACATTTCAAGACAATAGATTTATAGCATCATGTAATGCCCTGCCTCAGTGGAGGCTATCAGACTTTCTTTTGCTTTCTATCAACACAGCGACAGTGGTTAATGGTGGTAGCGGATACCATGTTGGCGATGTCTTGTCATTTACTAGTGGAAACAATGGAACAGTAACGGTGGCTACATTAAGCGGCACTGCCGTTGCTACAGTTACAGTTACTAATTCTGGTTCTGGTTATGATAGTGCTATTGTTTATGCAGTAACTGGTGGCTTTGGAAATGGTGCTACTTTTTCTATCACTTTAAATAGTGGTTTTACACCATCGTCCCAACAAGTTGGGAGTTTTCAAACAAAACCTGACAATGTTATGGCGTGTGTGAGAGTTCCAAGCAAGACTGGGCAGATTCTTATAATGGGTAAAACTGTCACTGAAGTTTGGACAGATTTGGGTCTTCAATTATTTCCATATCAAAGAAATAGCGGGTATAGTATAGATTATGGATGCTTGAATGCGGCGACAATAGCAACTGGTGATGAGTTTGTTGCATGGCTAGGAAGTAACGAGAAGTCAGGGCCAGTAATAATGGTATGTTCAGGAGGGTCTGCTATTCAAATATCTGATGATGGAATAAACTACCGTTTGTCTCAAATGGTGAATCCTGAGGATTCATTTGGTTTTATATTCAAACAAAACGGACATACGTTTTATCAACTAACATTTGCTGACCCAAGTGATAATGTAACTTTCACATATGATTTTAACGTTAAAAAGTTTTATACTCTATGTGATCCTGATCAGAATCATCACATAGCTCGTAGAGTGGCCTTTTTTAATAATGATTATTATTTCGTTAGTTGTGATGATGCAAACTTATATCAATTATCAGATGTTTTTAACACAGCAAATGGTAGAGAAATACCAAGAATAATTATAACTCCCACTTCAGCATTGCCAGACAGATCGCCATTTATCGTTAATAGAATCACTTTCCCTATTGAACAGGGCACAAAAGAACATACCACATTAATTACTACTACTTATGACTACTATCTCGTTGATGATAATGGAAATTATCTAGTAAATAATGATGGAGACCAATTAATAGATAATGACGTCATATACTCTCAAACTGAACAACCATCTAGGATTGATTTTTCTACTTCGTCTGATGGGGGAATAACTTTTGGAAACCCGTTTGGTGTTGAGCTTAACAGCTGGGGTAATAGAAGGAACGTATTAAACCTTTATAACTTAGGTAGATACAATGAATTAATTTTCCAATTTAGATTTTGGGGAATGGGTAGTTTTGTTTTAACAAATGGAGTTGCAGAGGTATCGCAGCAACAATAAAGATTGAGGTATCATATGTCATTTTTAGAAAATACTGGAAATTTTTTACAGGGGTTTGGTGGTGGAGGAAATGGAGCTTGGGGACAAATAGGCCAAGGAGCAGGTGATATATTTAGTGGTCTTTTTGGAGGCCGTGGAACAACTCCTAATACTGGACAATCAAACAATTATCTATCTCAAATACAACCTGGAATTGATAGGTATTTACAACCATATATTGGTGCAGGTCAAAATGCAATGAATACATTGCAAGGTCAATATCAAAACTTAATGAATGACCCAAGCGCTATGATGAATAAATTTGGTGCTGGATATAAACAATCTCCTGGTTATCAATATAACGTTGATCAAGCAACAAAAGCTTCAAATAATGCTGCTGCTGCTGGTGGATATATAGGAAGCCCACAACAACAAGAATACATGGCTAACCAAATAGGTGGCTTAGCAAGTCAGGATTATAACCAATATCTAAACAATGCAATGGGACTATATGGACAAGGATTGCAAGGAATGGGAAATATAAACCAAATGGGATATGGAGCATCTGGACAAGCACAGCAAAGCATGTCAGACATGTTAAAATCACAGGCACAATTAGCTTATAGCAATGCTATGAACAAATCTAATCAAAAAAGCTCAAGCGGCGGTTTCTTTGGCAAAGCATTAGGTGGATTGGGAAGTTTGATTGGTGGTATTGGATTACTTTAGAAGGTGAAATTTATGTTTCCAATTAAAACAGTACAAGATTACATGTATCCTCAAAAACTTAGAGGAGAATTAGAAGAACAAAGAGAAAGAGCCAGATTATATGGTCAACAAGCGCAATGGTATGGTCCAAAATCTCAGTCTGAGATCGATTTGATTAATCAAGGTCAAATTCCTCATTATCAAGCATTAAATGATCTTATACGACAAGGACAGATACCTCATTATATGGCACAAAATGCTCTTATGTATCAAGGACAAATTCCTCATTTACAGGCTCAATCTGGGCTTTTAGGAGAGCAGGCTCAAGAGCAGGGATACAAAAATAAATTTGTAGGTTCACAATGGAAGCAATGGAGAAAACTACAAGATGAAATTGATGCATTAAATGATCAAGGATCTCCACATCAATTAAACCAAACATTAGGTGATGAATATTTCACACCAGAAATTAATCAACAAATTGAAGAAGCAAATAGAATCGTTGATCTTAGAAATGGTGGAAAGAATGTAAGACAAGCTGTAAACGAACCTACTCTTAACTCAGCATTAAATCCATCTACTCAACAACAGGTTCAACCCAATACTGGAAACTCTCCTCCTCCACAAGTTTTAGGGGAAATGTTAAATCAGATTAACCAACAAACAAATCCTCAGCAACAAGCAGCTCCGCAGCAATTAGGTGAAGCTCAGCAACAGTTTGAATCTCCTGCACAACCATCAAATAAAGAACAACGTATTGCTCAGCTAAGAGAAGCTCAACAATCCTTATTAGGAAACCTTGGAAAAGCTGGGGTTGCTGGTACAGAAACTCCGTTAAGTAAAGAAGAACGAGCAGAGAAATTAGCAGAAAAAAGAGAGGATATAAAAACATATTCTCAAGGTTTAAAAAGTGCTAATGAGACTGCTAGAGATGCCACACAAATGAAGAGCCTCATTAATCAATTCCAAAGTGCATACTCTAAAATTGAAAATAAAGGACCAGTCCTTGGAAGATTGCCCGCAGTCACATCAGAGCAGCAAATTGCGGATAATGCCGCTCAAAATATGCAGCAAATGATGGTTAAACTGATGAAAACAAACCGTATGACAAATTATGAATTGCAGTTTGCAGGCAATCTAAAGCTTAATAGAGCAATGAACCCAGAAACAGTAAAAGATGTGGGTAATTTCTTAAAGGCCAAGTCTGAAAGATTAACAGAAGAGCCTAAGTTTATTAATGCTGCAAAAAACAAAGGAATAAGGGCAGAAGATGCAAAAGTATTATGGAATGAATATGAAAATGATAAACCAGTTTATAATTTTGAGACTAGAAGCATTAATAAGAATAATTTAAATAGCTATGCTGATTATTTAACTCCTGAAGCATTAAATAAGGCTATTAACCCTAGTATGCAAGCTAATGCTCAAACGCCAGAAATGGTGCAGGTTATTGCTCCTAATGGACAAGTAGGAAACATACCACGTGATAAACTAGATGAAGCTTTAAAGCGTGGGGCGAGGGTAAGCCAATGATGAATACAGGTTTAGAAGACTTAGGTTTTGTGCCTATGCAACAAGGACAATCAAATCCTCAGCAGCAACAAGGGCTGGAAGATTTGGGTTTCATGCCTATAGAACAACAACAATCTAATCAACGGCCTGCATCGGGATTTGCTGAAAAAATTATAAACAATCCTTTAATGCAAGGAGTTTATGGTGCTGGTGACGCATTTACTAATGCTCTATCTTTTGGCAAATTAGGAAATGCAGCAAGAAATATGGGAGCTGGTAATCCTGAGTCATTGTCTTATAAATTAGGAGAATTGGCAGGTGATGTGGGTGCAGCAGCCATACCTTCTGGCTTAGCTACAAAAGGAATTAGACTTGGTATGCTAGGACAAAAGGCTATTCCATATGCTAATACTTTAGGTAATGTGTTAGGAGGTGCAGAATGGGGTTTTGCGGCACATCCAGGATCTCGATTAAGCGGAGCAGCTGAAGGTGCTGCTATACCATTAGCGTTTGCTGGCTTAGGAAAAGGATTAAAATATGGTAAAAAATTAACGCAATCTTTAGTGAATAGAAATCCTTTGAAATATGAGCAAGAACTAATTAAAAGAGGTTCGCAGCAATACTTAGAGGATATAACAAAGCCATCAGCTAATTTATATAAAGAAATAGAATCTCATACAGCTGGAAAAGGAATGACATTTAGAAGTCCCACCTTGGATAAATTAAACAACTTAACTCCTCAAGCTGAAAGACTCTATAAAGACCCTGATATTAAGCCTCTTTATGAAAACTTTACTAAAAACAGAGGCTATATTGAAGCTAAAAATTTAAAGAGCTCTTTAGGTGACGAATACAACTCTTTAATGAAAACTAAAATAAAAGAAGGTTCTTTAAATACTGCTCAAAAGCAAAAATTAAGAACTATAGCAGAGCAAACAGAAACCCTTGATAATTTTATAACTGAGCATTTATCTACTTTTCCAGAAGAGCTGAAGCTATCGGATAAGCTAAAAGAAGCTAATTTATTACATCGAACTAATGTAGTGCCGGCTAGAAATGCTGCAAAAGTCATAAATGAACATGTTGATACATTAGGAAATGTTATAAATAAAAAAAGTTTAATAAATTCATTACAGAAAGCTTCTAGTAAGCCAAATATGCTTAAAAAACCGATACCACAAGAAGTGAGCAATATTAATAAACTTTATGAGCAAAACTTAACAAATAAAGAAAACTTACGTCATCTTAGAAATCAATTACTTGTATATGGACTACCTGCAACTTTAGGCGGTTCTTATTTAGGACATCATCTAAGCAGATATTTAACAGGAGTAAACAATCAATGAGTGGATTAAATACATATTTCGTACCATTAACTATCCTACAAGAGCAATTTTGGGATAAATTAGAAGATGCTCCATTGGCAGGAGGTAAGTTATATTTTTATCAAGATGAAGCTCGTACCATACCAAAGTCAGTATATGTTTTGACTGGTAACCCACCAGACTATACTTATGCCGTGGCTTCTCCATCAGATAGTTCAATTACTCTAAGTTCTATAGGCACTGTTGATGATGGTATGGGAAATAACCTTGTAATATATGGTTACCCATATGATGATACTGATTTTGATGGCAGTGGCAATATAGAGCTTTATTATATGACAGTATATAGCTCTGATGGGATATTTCAATTCTCTGTTGGCGGCTTTCCTAATGTGCCATTTGAAGAAACCCCAACATCTTCAGGACAAGAAAAGAACTTTATTAAGAATGGGCAATTTGTGCTCAACAATGGCACATTACCAATATCTCTTACCAGTACTGAAGTAGCTTATGGGGGCTGGTATTATACTAGAAGCTCTAATACTTCCACTGATGTAGTTAGTTTTCCAAGATTTGGCTCTCCTATTGCTGGAGGAGTTCCTAGTGGCAATCCTCGTTATGCATGCAATGTTACATGTTCTGTTACAGGAGCTGATTCATATAAGGTTTTAGAAATTAAATTTAATGATGTGAATAGATTTTCAGATCCATCACAGACTTTAAGCCTATATTTTATGGCTAAAAGTAGTGCTGGATCTAGCATTACTGTAAATTTATATAAATATTTTGGAAGCGGAGGGTCAGGAGCTGAAACCACACAAATTATATCCACCACTGTATTGACTTCTTCTTATGAGCCTGTACGTGTGTCATTTCCATTTGGTTCTAATGTTGGAAAAACAATTGGCGCAAATGATGATGATTATTTTTCTATTCAGGTATCTTTTAATCCTGCGCTTACGTTTAATGTAACCGTAACTGACTTTGTTTTATATTTAGGTAGTGAATTAATAACAACTTATCCTTTTGGTGTAAATTCTTATAATGACTTACAGATATACAATATGTCTGTTCCGCATACTACATATTTAAGTGCTTTGTTTCCATTAGCTATAAATACTTCTTGGCAAGCTATCACTGGCACATCAATTACTGTACAGCCAGGTGTATATTTATTAAGTTACAATTGTAGTGTAACTGTGGCTGTTCATACTGGAGTACTTGGACATGGAATTTATACTGCAATATTTAACAATACAACAGGATTAATATTGCCAAACACAGAGTGCCATCCTGTTTTTGTAACTAGCAATGCTCCTCTTACATTTGGTGATAATGAAAGTGCAGGAAATGGCGCAGTAACAATACTTTTAAGAATTACTGTGCCCACAACAGTACAAATATATGTTAAATTAGATAACATAACTGATGCATATGCTATGAGTGCTACTAATGCTTGTATAAATGCTATGAAAGTTGGATAAATTATAAATTTAAAAATTTTGAGGGAAAAAATATGTCGACAACTAAATTACAAATTATCCCAGATATAAATGGGAAACCTACTTATACACTACCGCAATCTAATGTTATATATACTGGATTATTGGCTGCGAATGTGGCGCAAAACGTTACAGCTCCAACTGATGCTTCAAGATATATGGTAAGAATTGGTGTATTAAATGGAGGGGATGTTTTAGTATCAGTAAATGGTACTGCAACTATTCCATCAGGTGCAATTGCCACTTCAACAACTGAAATTAATATTGCACAAACATATGTCATGTCTGGTGGCACTGTGAGCGTCATAACCCCAGAAGATGACGTGATTGTTAGCTTGGGGTTTTATGCTGTCCAATAACTCACCATTTAAAGTTTTCAGCAGAGCTTTAATAGATGGAGTTTTTAACCTATCTCATGGTGGGGAATTTACTCCTCCGATACCTCCAACTGGCTTTCAATTTTTAATTGATGATGCGCATAATTATCTATTAGACAATGCTGGAAATTTCTTAGTGGTAGACACTATATATGATATAGTTGATAGTGTTGGTAATCATCTTATAGACAATAGTGGAAACTTTTTAATAACTCAACAATAGAAGGGAATCTTATGACAACAAAGAATTTAGAATTATATTTTCAACACGCTCCTCTTGCTGACTTAGCTGCATTAGCGGCTACTAGCACCGTGGGCATGGTTAATGGATTAATTGTAGAAGTAGCGGCAGCAGGATTGTTTGAATTTCAAACTCCTGCCGTATCTACTCCTGATGGTAGAGACGTTATAACTGGAAATGGTGGAGGAGTCTGGATTAGACAAACACTACCTGCTCTTACTACTACTACTGGTGGAGCTATAACAATTTCAAAAGGTGGTACGAGTGCTGTTACGCAACAACTAGCCATCAATTCACTAGCAGGAGCAGTGACTACTAAATATTATTTACGTGGTGATGGTACAAACGTATCAATGAGTGCTATACAAGAAGGAGATCTACCAGCACTAACTAGTTATGAAACTGTGTTTAATGGTGTGGAAGATCCTTCATTAATTGCTATTACTTATGATGCAGCAACAAGAATATTTTCTGTAACCTATTCAACTGGGGCAGCATGGACTGTTGGTGGAGTGAGATATACTCATGCAGCAGGTACAGTTTTAACAACTCTTCATGCAAATACTACTGGATCATATTATTTATATTATAATTCATCTGGTGTTTTAACTGTTGCTAATTCTATTTGGAATTTATTAACTGATGCTCCATTAGCAAGCATTTATTATAATGCTGCTAATAATGGCGGTGCAGCTGATGCGGTATTACAGTACGAAATACATTCTGGCAATAAAGGCATGCCCAATGCCACTCATAAATATCTGCATGACACTAGAGGCACACAGCTTTTAACTGGAGGCGTGGCAACTGGTTATGCTTTAAATTCCGCTACTGCTAATGCTATAAACTGGACAACTACGCAGGGTACAATAGTTGATGAAGACATTCAAAGAACTGTTACTGCCCAAGCATTAGGCGGTGCAAATACTTATCGTATATTGTTTTTGACTGGCACTACTGCTGCTCCGGTATGGAATTGGAAAGATAACGCAGAGGATGGAATATATACTGATGCTACAGATATTTATTACAACCAAAACAATGCGGGAACATGGCAAAACACTGCAATGACTGTTGATGATAAATTTGTTAATTATTATATAGTAGCCACAACTGCTTACAATACACCGCAGATCATAGTTGTGATGGGTCAGGTATTACATGCAGATAGTGCTGCTGCTTCTCTTGCTACGTTTAATACTGATGTGGCAAACTTTGGCTTATTTACTAATGAAGCGGTTGTGTTGTACAAAGTTACGTACTATAGAAAATCTGCCACAGTACCTGGAAATGCACGAATAAGTGCTTTTGTTCAGATGAATCAGAACTTAGTCTCTCCTATTGTTAGCGAGAAAATCGAAGCATTAGAAGTGGGCGTTGATGCCAGCACTTTTACTCATTTATTAAGCTCAGCAGATACTACAGTTCAAAAAGCATTAGAAGATATTGATGCAAGCTTCCCGGTATCTATTGTCCATGGTGGAACGGGACAAACTACCCAGCAAACAGCGATGGATGCACTAGCCGGAGCAGTAACTAATACGTACTATTTAAGAGGAAATGGTACTAATGTAGTTATGAACACTATACAGGCTGGAGACGTGCCCACTTTAAATCAAAGCACTTCTGGCACTGCTGCTAAAGCTACAAATATAGTTGGTGGAGACGCAAACCATATCCCATATCAAACTGCCACGGATGTCACAAGCTTTATTAGCGATACTAATAGCGCGGTATTAGTGACGGATGGAAGTGGAGTGCCTTCATTAAGCACTACATTGCCTGCTGTGGTGGCTGGAGCATGTACTTGTACAGATCCAACTACTTCATCCAGTGATTCTATAAACAATGCTTTATCTAATGTTTATAGCGCCATCACTCCTCCACTTACTTATACAGCACATGTGTCTGCTTTTAGTCTTAATCCAGCAATCACCACTGCCCAAACAATCACTGGAGCGCAAATAGTATTACCAGCAGGTAAATATTTAATAAGCTATTCAGCATCAGTTACATTTGCTGCTGTGGTGGGCAATATTGGATCTTCATATATTCTTGGTACAGGCATTACTGCCACCCCTTCCGCAACTATGAGCGATGCTGGATCTCTGGCATTTAGAGGAGCGGTGCTGGCAGCAACAGATATGTTTGGCGGTACTGGATCTGCTAGCGTTGTAAAAACATTCGCAGTTCCTACCACCCTAGATGTTGCTGCCATTCTTACTTCTGATGCAACTGGTGCTACACTAACTGCTGATGAAGTGACAATTACGGCTGTTAGATTAGCAAACACAGTATCCACATATAGTGATTATCTAGTATCTGCATTTGCTCCTGATTCTACAGTAACCACTCCACAAGCAGTTACTGGTTTGCAATTAGTATTGCCAATTGGTACATATTTACTCAGTTATAGTACGGGTCAAACTTTTGTAGCAAATGCTTCAGATACAGGTGAGTTTACTGCAACGTCTGTAATATATAACGCTACTGCTGCTGCTAATATTGCGAGCACATTATTTACTGCATTTTCAGGATATGCTGCCACAGGAGCAGAAATATTTGGAGGTAGTACTGCTGCAAGCGTAGTAGTTACGTTTGCTGCTCCCACCACCTTAGATGTATATGTAACATTAAGTGATGCTTCTGCTGTAGCCACTTCTTGGGAAATAGGTGGACAAATGACGGCGGTTAAACTTGATTAGTATAGGAATAAAATGGCAATACCTGTATTTGACAATATTAAGTTTATTGATGAAAACGGGTTATTAACTCCCGAGTGGCGGGCTATACTTCAAGATTTGTTTCAAACATTGCAAGCCAGATTCTCTGATGAGGGTCTGGTTATGCCATCTCAGTCGGTGTCAAATATTAACCTACTGAATAACTCTGATGATGGTGCATTAGTTTATGATGAAACAACTAACTTGCCTAAAATCCGTGTTAATGGTGTTTGGCAAACATTAAACTTCTCTCCTTCTCCTATTACATTGCCAGTATCTATAGCAGATGGTGGTACTGGACAAACAACTCAACAAACCGCCATCAATGCCCTTACAGGAACTCAAGTAAATAAATATTACTTAAGAAGCGATGGCACAAACGCATCCTTAAGTCCTCTTAATGTTGCTGACTTTAGTGGCGTGGTTGGTATTGCTAATGGCGGAACAGGACAAAGCACTCAACAATTAGCTATAAATGCTCTTGCTGGAGCTGTAACAAGCGGTAGCTTTTTGCGAGGAGACGGTACGAATGTATCGATGAGTGGGATACAAACAACTGATTTGCCATATACAACTCCTATACAGCTAACGGTGGATACAACTATAAATGGTACTGGTTTATCAGTTGGTGTGCCTTATCAGTATCAAAGTATAGCATCACCAGTTATTACATTAACAATTGTTGGAGGAATCACATTAAGGAATCCTCCTGTATTAAATGGAAGTTCTGCAACAATTGGCTTTAATAATAATGATGTCTTCACGTTAACTCGCTATGGAGATGGAACAATTTTAATAACTTAATATAAAGGAAACTATTATGAATACAAAATACGCAAATCAATCAAAGCTAAGTCCAGCTTTCGTTACTACAAGCACCGCAGTTGTGGCTGCTGGTGATAGCACAGAGGTGGCAATAGGTAAGCTGCAAGCACAAAACTTTGCTGACGGTGAAGGACTTTATATAAGCGGGTGGAGCGCTGCCACAAATACCCCCACCTTACTAAACAGCACAATCGAACCTGCTGGTGATTGGTATAACGTTATTGCTGCAGGAACAGTGGATTTTGGTGCAGGTAACATTACTTTTGCTCTTAATGATAGATGTTATTCTAATGGAGTTACCTATCAAAAAGGAAATCCAATTACCTCAGATATAATTTTAGCTGATGGTCAATTACTCATTGGTCAAACTACTGGCTTAGGTGCTGGTAAAACAATGTCTGGTGATGCCAGTATTACAAACGCTGGTGTATTGAGTCTTGCATTTGCCTCACATCTAACGGCAGGTACGTTTGATGGCACTATACATGGCGGAGGTGTGCAATATTTTAATACGAACATCAATGTCGCTATTACCGACATGGTGATTGGTAGACCATATATATTGTATAACAACCATGCCACTGATCAGAAAACTATCACTGTAACAGGAGGTAGTGCAGCAGTTATTGGTGGTGATGCCTTAACCTCTAGTTTAGTACAAACCGTTAATGCAGGCACTGGCTACACCTTAACTTTACAAAACGCAACCACTGTATTAATTGATTAATTATGGCTAATACAAAATATTTAAATCAAGTTAAATTAAATAGCACTTTTACACCAAGTAACTCTGCAATTGTTGCTAGTGATACTGGGCAAGTAGTGGCAGAAAAAACCCAAGGCCAGATAAATGCAATGCCAGCTCCAACTGGTGTAGAACCAGTATTCAACGGAATAGAAAATTCTGCATTATTTTCTGTAACATACTCTGCTGCCAACAAACAGTTTAGTGTCACATATACAGCTGGAGCTGCTTATACAGTGGGTGGAGTAAGATACACTCCAGCAGCAGGCACTGTAACAACCACTGCTCATGCCAATACTAGCGGAGCATATTATTTATATTATGACGCTGCTGGCACTTTAACTGTATCTGCTACATTTTGGAATCTATTGATAACTGCTCCTATAGCCGCTGTTTATTACAATAGCTCAAACGCCGGTGGTGCTGCCGCTGGAGTTCTACAAAATGAATTCCATCCAGGCGTTACTGGTATGTCAAATGCCACTCATTTAAATTTGCATACTACTAGAGGCACTCAATTATTAAGCGGATGTGTGGCAACCGGCTATACATTAAATACTGGAGGAGCCGCTAATGTTAATTGGACTACAACAAGCGGTAGCGTGGCTGATGAGGATTTAATACTATCAGTAACAGCTCAGGCATTGGGTGGAGCAAACACATATCGTATATTATGGTTAACCGGCACTACAGTAGCTCCAGTATGGAACTGGATTGATCAAGCAGAATCTGGTATTTATAGTGATGGCACTGATATATATTATAATCAAAACAATGCCGGAACTTGGCAGCTTACAGCCATTACAAATAACTTAAGATGGGTGAATTATTACATAGTAGCT